CTCTTGAAAACCTATCATAGCGAATTTCCAAAAGGGCTCTAAGAAAGCAGCAGAAAACAACTACACCAAGGGTTCTGAATTTAAGAGGCTTCTCGAAGAAGAGCGTGTCAAAAATGACGCCCTAACAAAAGAATTAGCTGCCCTTAAGGCGCGCTCGTGAAGATAAATGGCGCAGACTGATTTGCCCCTGGGTTCGCGTCAAAGATTCGCTCCTGAGTGAACCCTGACTCCCCAACCTCACCCACAGCCGCTACCATCCTCCAAAAAGGAGTCTCAAATGGCAGTGCAAATGGTCCTCCTGAGCCAAGCAGTATGGTCAGGAATGAACGGCGAGATCATGTGCAATTAAATTGGACAAAATTACGAGATTAGGCTTGAATAAAGCACTCCAGTGGCAGTCTCATAGGATAAATGTCTGGGAACGTTTTGGAGTAATATTTTTTAGGCTGGGATTGAGTTGTTGAGTATGTCACAGACAGTCGCTAACCGAGAGGCAAGGTCAATGGCCGCAAAAACCCGGTATCAAGCGCCTATCAGCCCAAATCAGATAGATTTACTCGAACTAGCCAGTACTACTGGCCGTCCATTCAAAGACGAAAAGCAAATAGATCTATTGCGCCCTGCGGGAGTGTCCCGGGAGGCAGGGGTGAAAGTTTACTACGCAGGGGACTTGTCAATCCTTGACATGAAATGTGCATCCATTGTGGGCACACGAGATGTCACTGAAGCTGGCTATAAACGCGCGTATCGCTTGGCTAAGGAACTTTCGGAGGCGGGTATTGCTGTTGTCAGTGGGCTAGCGAAAGGTGTGGATACAGCCGCTTTAACTGGGGCAGAGCACTCTGGCGGTCGCACAGTAGCAGTTATAGGGACGCCACTGAACAAAGCTTATCCGGCGCAGAATGCTGCGCTTCAAGAGAATATTTGGCGCGAACATCTCCTTCTTACCCCATTTGCAGAAGGAGAAACTGTATTTCGGAGCAACTTTCCCAAGCGCAACAGAGTGATGGCGGCCTTGTCGGATGCGACGGTCATTGTAGAAGCATCTGACACTTCAGGCACATTGCATCAGGCGGCGGAATGCCAAAGGCTGGGACGGTGGTTATTTATAATGAAATCTGTGCTAGATGATTCTTCAATAACTTGGCCCAAGCGTTTTATCGATAAGCCCATGGTAAAAATTTTATCTAGCACTCAAGATTTAATATCTTGCATTGGAAAGTAAAGTTATATCATGCGAGCAAATCTACCAAAAAACAGAAAAATTCTAAATGAATACAATATTTCAGAGCATCATTACATAAGCGGCAATGATACTATATATTTTTTTGGGGAATATGAACCTCGAAAAGGCTACCATGCGGGTGAGGTGAATAGCTTTATTAGCAACCTTAAAAAAAACGTCGATAAAAAAGGTCGACATGAGTGGAAGCATAAGATTGCTGCAATTCAAGAATCTGCACGTATCCTAAGTTCTTCTTGCCGCGATTTGGCGGACTATATTTGGGTTCCTGTCCCTTCGTCTAAAATTTCCAGCGATCCACAACATGACAATCGTTTGGTAGAAATATTAGACCTCACCCGTCTGCCAAATCCACCTTATATCAGAGAAATTATCACACAAAAAATTAGCACACCTGCTTGCCACCTCTCAGGTGAAAATAGACCCAATATAAGCGGGCTCCGGGATAATTATACTTTCCACAGCAATCTTTTACACAGCAGCAATGCGCACTTCGTTATATTTGATGATGTCCTAACCTCTGGCTGCCATTTTAAGGCATGCAAGGATTTGATACACCGTTGGAATCCCAATGCTGTGATTGTTGGGGTCTTTCTTGCGCGTGTAAAGCACCCCCCGGATTTCGCAGATGAAACAACTATTTCTTTCTAATTCTCAACCATTCCCCTTACAGCGATCGTCTCCCGGATTGTAATGGGAGGTGGATTTGAAGCACTTCATCCTAGCCACGCTGGCGGCCCTGACATTAACCTCCCCCGCCTACGCACTAGACCCGTCCACCTACCAAGGACAGACGCCCCCTACCCGGCCCCACATCCAGCAGCCGGACGAGAGCGCCCTGCTGGAGCACAGCCACTATCGTAATACTGACGGCAACAGCATCCACTCCCCGGCGCACACCAGCGGCAACCAAGCCCCAGTGGGTGCCACCGCTAAATGCGGCGACGGCTCATTCAGCTTCAGCCAGCACCACAGGGGCACTTGTTCCCGGCATGGGGGTGTGGTGAGTTGGTTGTGATCAAATATTGCGAATAGAGATTGTCATGCGGAAATTATTACTGGCGTCAGCGCTTGGGGTGCTGTCCTGTTTTTCCATCGGCCACGCCCAGACAGCCAACACACCAAAACTAACGCAGTGGGGTGTAACGCTTGCAGAAGTCGTCACACCAGCCTGCTCAACAACCGTGACAATCGACCAGCCGACGTTCGCGGCAAACGTTCAGGATATGGTCGATTCTGATATTTTCAGCAAAAAAGTGAGCCCAACACTCGGCAACGTTGCCCCTCACTATCTCATGAATGTTTTTGAGGCAGAAACAGCGCCTTACATCGTGCGCAGCCTCTTCATGAGAAATCCGGACGTAAACACCTGCCATTTCGTGTTCCAATATGTGAACCCGGATGACTATGGCAACGATACCACTCACCGCATGCTGTCATTCGACTTCACGCGCGCGATTTTCCAGAAAGTGAACTGGGATCGGTTCAATGTTGACAATCTCAGGAAGATTGCCCCCAATTTTAAGGGTGACGTAGCTTTTGTGAAACTCCTAAGCGATGAATCCATTGCCGCTATGCTGGATTTGAAGAGCAACGAATAGTTTGCGCTTCCTCCCTCAGTTCGCCCCCCAAGGCGTTCCCGAATAACGCGGCGAGGAGAGAGGATCGGGAGTAGAATTACTGGCGCGCATTTCGACCGCCTGCCGCCGACGAACCACCGTATCGACATGGCTAGCGATTTGCTGGCCGTCTAGGTAGACATTCACGTGCGTGTCATTTGAAGGTGCTTGGCCTGAGGGACGCTCTTCCCGAGCAGAACCACCGCGCTCAGGAGCCAGAACTCCTAAGCGTCTTAGGATTTGCATTTCAGCCTCATGCCAAAACCCATAAAGCAAGCCGCTTGTTGCGCCGGCAACTGCGCCGGGCCCCGCACCTACCCCTCCAAACATAGCTCCTCCCGCGCCGCCTATTGCTCCGCCAGCCAACGCGCTTTCGAAAGGCCGCCGCAATGGCCCTGGTATCGCATCAAGTATAGTACCCACCGCATGGCCAATATTTCCCAAGACGGTGACAACTGAACTGATATCATCCGCAAACTGCTTAATATCATCCGGGTGCCGCGTCACAAAATCACTCATCCCATTAAACGCCCCCGTCAGAGTGTTCATGGACTTGACGAGCGGGCCTTGCGCCAAACGTCCAATGGTAAACTCGAACCGCTCAAAAGACGTGGCCAAGGCAGCCTGTGCTGCTTTTGGTCCGCCTGCAAGCGCATCGAGGGCTTTGCCAGCGTCTGTACGCCGCGCCATGTCTGCCTGTCGCCTTACGTTACCCTCTGCCCCGTGTGTTTCGTTCACCAAATCCTGCACATTCATGCGCTGGAAGTAGCCCACCAATTCAGGATTTTTTTTCAAAAGGGGGTCGATATGCGCTGTTATCCAACCAATGGGATCCTCGGCAAGTTGTCGCTGATCAACAAACTGTCCGTGCTTACCCATAAGGCCCAGACGTTTCTGGCTAAAATACGCCAAGTCCTTATCTGTCATCCGCGTATGATTGCCGAGGAATAGATCCTCAAAGGACTTTAGGGCCGTTGATGCTCGGCTGGGATTAATGTCGATAAAATGCGAGAAATTGAACATCCCCTCATCGGACATTCTCATACCTGCTGCACCAGCAGACTTTGCAAATTGCTGGAAGTTTTGCCCACGCATAAACTGCCTATTGGCAAATATCATGGAGAGGGCCGTGTCGGTGCTTTTTTCAGCTTGGGCCATCGAGAACTGGCCAGTTTTCTTGTCAAAGAACCGATTGGTAATATCCTGCCCGCGCATGAACGCGATACTTTCGCGCATGGCCTGCTCACGAGATTTGCCCAATAGCAGAAAGGACTTATCCACCCGGTTGATAAGGTGAGCAATGCCTGACTGCTCCCCCATTTCGCCACCCGCGAGTTCGTAAGACTCTTGCGCAATGCGTGCAGCATCCACCGGAGCCAGAAACGGGTTGTCCTTCATGGCCTGCTGTGCGCTGGCCCTGATGGCACCCATATTTGCACGTGCAACGGGATCGCCCATCATTCCAAGGAATGTTTGCTCATAGGCCGCAGATTGGTCGAACCCGGACGCCGCGAAATGCGCCGTAGCGGCTGCACCACCGATCCACGCCAATGGGCCGACAAAGTGGGAAATTTCGTGCTTAGGCTTGATGGACTTAAGGCGTGCTTTTGTCGCCGCATATGTGGCCGCAACGGTGGCCCCTGCCTCTGGCGCATTCAGGTTGGGCTGCCACGGGCCAAACGTCCGGTTTCCCCCCATCCAGTATCCGTCACGGTTCACCGGCCCCGTGTAGGGCACAAGGTCACGGCTTGGGACGCGCATCCAGTCGGGCTCGTAGTCGGCTGGATTTTCAAAACGGCGGAAATTGGGGATAGCGCCATAGCTGTTTTCTGACCCCGGCACCGGGACCAGCGCTGTGCCAGCTGCGCGGGGTGGCGGCAGCATGAGCATGGGCGCGCCGGGAACATTGGTGGCTGCGGCGGAGTAAGGTGAAACATAAGAACCGCCCGCATCTACAACCGGCGAAGCGGGCATTGGGGCAGACGTGCGCCGCCCACGAGAACGAGGAGCCTCACCACCCTCCTCGGCGCTGTATGCGCCTCCCCCGGCATTAAATGCAGGAGCCGAGGTTCGGAAGCGGGCCGACGCAGACGCGAACTCCCGTGCTGCCCTCGCCGCAGCATTCATGTCCGTAGCCAGACCGGACGCAAGCCGCCGTGCCGCGCCCAGAGACGACACCATGCTGTTAAAGCCCATCTGAGCTTCACGCTGCGCCGAAGTAAGGCGCGTGAGAGCCTCAATCATTTCCCCAATAGGGCCGACAACGCGCGTGGCGTCCGCGACCAGAGAAACGCCGATCTGGTACGCTTCAACGGACATGTGCTACACTCTTTCTGATGTTTTCTGCAAAATCATTTTTTAAACGCGCAGCGTTCCACGCCGCCCGAGCCGCCTTGACGCCAGAAAAGCCAAGGCGCGCCCGAAAAACCCACAACAGCATGGGCGATGCTTTGCCCAGAAGTGATGGCGTTGAGCTTGAAATAAGCTGCAACGACATACTCAAGCGCGCTGGATGGAAATCCCGCCGCACGGGCGGGAGTGGCGATAGAGGCTGCGATATTCTGGCGAATTACAACGGCTATACTCTATGCGTTCAATGCAAAGACACTTACGCCGCCGTCGGGTCGCAAGGCGTTCAGCAGGCCTTGGCTGGGCAGGCATATTACAAGACTAACTACGCAGCCGTAGTGTCCAGAACAGGGTTTACAGAATCAGCTCGAGAGGTTGCCAAGATGACGCGCGTTGAACTGCTTCATCCCTCGGACTTATCCACGCTACATCTTAAGCTGAGGCTTCCTAAGAAAAGATAGTGCATAAAGCGGCGGCCTCTCGACCGCCGCTCAGTCAAGCGAGAGCCTTCTGCCCCACTCGCTCCTGCTCTTCCAGATCCCGCCACATCTGCATGATGGCTCGCGCGCCCATTTGCAGATATTCCCGCGCCATCTCTACTGGCAGAATTTTCGTGTCTGCCTGATCCAAGGCAACGCGGGCCGCAAATCCGAGATTTTCCGCAACAGCATGTGAACTCATTCTCCCGCCAGCGTTGCCACCCCCGAAAGGGTGGCTGGCTTGTAGCCCGGTTACGCCGACGTTTTGGCAAAAGGGGGCTGAGTGGCCTTTTTGGCGCGACGAACCAAAGAATCCTTCAGCGCGAGTTGGTGCTGCCCCATCACCGCATCTTTGTGATCTTTGATAACCGCGGCTCCTTCCACCTTCAGCCAATCGCGTATGCCATCAACATGGAAGATGAACCGTTCCGTCTCCCGGCTGATACGCACCATCCAGCCACGGTCCGTCGCAATCAGATACCGTTTGAGCATCCGGGAACAGCTTGCTGAAAGCGCGCGCCTTCCCTTGGGCAGCACATGATGGTCCTTAAGAACCTCAAGGGCAGGCAGATAGTCCGTTGTGAAGGTAGCTGATGGATCGTAGCTGCTCATCGCCTGATCCATGCGGGAAGAAAGTTCCGCTAGCTGCGTTTCTATTGGCTTGAGTTCTGAGAGCAGTTCGCGCTTGAGCTTACCCAGCCCGGCTTTGACGATGCCACCCGTTTGCTGTGCTGTCAGGTGCTCGCCTGCAGCAATGGCCTTTCCAAAAAAGTGATTGAACAGAACACGGGCACATTCAGTCTGGTATTCGATCACCCTTGCTCTGACGGCCTGATCCTTGATCCGGTCTGGATGAATCGTGGCAAGCCAGAAGTTGAGGAGGTCGAGAGAAAGGCAGGTTGATTCCTGATCTCCTCCTCCCGAAGGTATCTCCGTTACGGAGATACCTTTGCTGAGAACGGGATGAGCCAGCATCTTCTTATGCTGGGCACCCCAATCGAGCCCTATCCCTTCAACGATAGGTTTCATTGCCACCAACGTTGTTTCAGGACGGTCTCCAGCGATTGCAACAAGCTTTGTGCCGTGGAAATCGACGGTTGTGAGTTGCTTGCTCATGCTGCGCTCCTTTCACCACTGAGGGCGGGGAACGCCTTGAGAAGAGCCTCCCTTGCCTTGCCAGCAAACACCGCATCATATTCTTCATCGCTGATTTCCAGCGTTTCAGACATGCTGATTGCGATCTCGTGAACTTTTTCCGGTGCCAAGTTGGCTGTGAGTAGCTCTGTCACATTCTCGTTAATGCAAAGAAGCTTCACCGCCATAGCCTGTGCCACAATCTCAAGCCCTTCACGGGACAAGGATGCAAATTCCTCCCGAAGAGTGGGCTGACGGCAATTAAAGATCGTCTTTGCGCCAATGGGCGCATGTATGCTATCATTCGTCATAGCGAATATATCCTATTCTGCATGAGAGGTATCGGGGCTGAGTTTGGCGACACTCCCCGATGCCTCTTCTGTTTTTAGCGCTGTTTCGATCAAATAAACGACGGCTGCATTCCTGCTTTTAAAGCCCGTCGATATCCCGAAAGCATCTATCTTCTTGACTAAAGAAGCAGTTACTCGCGGCTGAAGTCTGACTAATGGCTCACCTCGCGGATAACGAGAGGTGCCCTGATTGTGAAACGGCAATTGACACTCCAATGTTCAGGGCCACAATTGATCCCCTGACAGCTAGATAACTCCACTTCATACTCCAATGTCAATTGAAATTATCCTGCTTCTTATGCTCTTGATGTGCCAACGATATCGGGGGGGCTTAGGAATGTCAGAAGAACAAGAGAAACCAACGACCGAGCGTCGTATCCACGTTCTTCCGGTTGAGCTCCTTGAGAGGATACGGGCCTATCAATCCGAAAATAATATTCCATCAGAAGTAGAGGCCGTTCGCAGATTATTAAGCGAAGCACTTCAAGCGCGAGACTCTATTGATGATGTTATGAAGCAGGTTCGTGCGTACTTCCGGCAGGATAGAGACCTGCGAGCAATGGCAAGAGACGTCTTGAGTGGACATATCCTTGTCAATCGCATTGACATTGATGATAGCGAGGTTCGATTCGGCATGCGGAATGGTGATGCTGGCTCGATTAAGCGCGATGGCTCCATGAAGACGGGATCTGTAACGGACGATGGAAATTTGTGGCTTAATAATGATTGGCCACGCGTGCATGAGCATTCGACATCAAACTGGAGCTCCCCTGCCAGCGACCGCGATTCCGAAATCCCCTTCTGACTCCCCAACCCCACCCCGTACGGGCATCATATCCGCCTTTGTTTGTATTTTATGCCAAAGGCTAAACAATGCTCGATTTAGGACCTGTTTCCATAAGCGGCGGGATCATCAGCTACAATGGGAATAATTACCCAGCAAGCAGAGTTGATTCTATTAATATTGACCACTCTCAGAAAACAAAATCTGCAATTGGTAGCGGGGTTAGTTGGATTTTAGGGTTCTTATATGCGGTTGATTTCTATGGCTCGGGTAAGCAATTTTCCCTTCTCGCGGCTGGGGTGTTTTTTATGTTTGCTGTTTGGCTTTTAATAATGACCTTATCTCAAAAAACCATTCTGAAAATGAAAACAGCAGGACGATCTGTTGTCATAAAGGCACCCACAAGGGCCGTTTCTGAACAAATACGAGACGCGATTTCTAAGGAAATCGTCGAGTCTGGGCGTAGGTAAGCATCATGCATCTCTACTCCTCGCCAACCTCAGTCGCCCGAATATTCGGCAACCCACGCCCCTCAATAGCCCGCATGACCATCCGGCCAATGCCAGTCGCAACCTTATGCTCATTGCGGAAGGCTGCCACTGACAGTTCCGGGCGCGGCGGCTGGTAGTTTGCCTGTTCCATTCGGCCCAGCTCAAACACAACAGCTTTGATGTCGTCAGACCCTATGGAAGCCTCTGTGCGCAACGCGCCCTCTGATACGCGCACGCCGTAGCTATCCCGCATGTCGCCCGTCCGCAGGCCCGGTTCATCTGGCGTGAAGCCCTTCCGGATACGGTCATCAATCGTGCTATCGGCCAACGGTGCGGTCGGCAGGCCCGGCTCAGGCCCATCAAGATACTGACCAAGCTGCTTCTGCGTTTCTCGCTTAATCAACTCGCCGCCATCCTCCACGCCGCGATGCACGGCAAGTGGAAGATCAACAAGCACGCGCCCTGAAAGATGCTTAATGAACGCGTCAATGGTTTTGAATTCACGCATCAGGCATCTCCAGAAACGTCATGCTTCCCCAATCGAATTCAGCGCCTTTCAGTTCACGGAAGGCTACACAAGCGGCAAGCCGCCGCGCTGAACTCCACTGCGTCACAACGGACCATGGCACCCCATTCTTCACGAGGAAGAGTAGTTCACGAAAAACAGGGTGCTTGCTTAGTTTTTTGCCGTTTCAGTCGTGTCAGACGTTTTGGCGTCGGCTTTGGGGTAGAAGATCGGGGACAGCGCCGCGACACCATCATTGCCAATTTCCGTTGCGAGGTTACGCACCTCGTCCTTGGTCATCGGCATCTGCACGGGCACACCGTCAATGGACGTGACAGAGCAGATCATCTGCGCATAGCCCAGCCACGCCCCAGCAGAAGCTGAAGACATGGCCGAGCCTGCGGCCTCAATCAGATCCAGCATGTCGCCGGGGTTGATTTCCTTCAGGCCAAGCGTATGGCCTGCTGCGGTTTTGACTTCTGCTGGGATGTTCATGCAATTTTCGTCCGAAGAGGTGAGAAGAAGCTGAGGGTCTGATAAACAATCCCCTCTTTCTGCCATGAGCCGCCAGCCGAAAGCGAAAGGCCAACCTGGCTAAACTGCCATTTCGACGTGCTGCCGTCCGGCTCGCTGATATACTGGTAGATGGTGCCGGAATTGATCGTGCCCGCTGACCAGAACCCGGCCTCAATGTCCGCAATCAGATCATCCAGCGCCCGGTTAGCGCGCGCCACGGTAAAACTGCCCCGCCAACCATTGGGGGTGGCAAATTCTACAGGAGTGCTGTTGAGCGGATCGGCCCGCTGCGTGGTGGTTTCCTGATTGGCCGTGAACCCGGTTACATCTCGCAGATCAACCCGACTACCGGCCCAGAGCAATGTCAGGCGGCAATTCCGGCCAATACTATATGGATTGGTCGCCATGTCTTAGCTCCCTGTTGCCACAGTGACAGTCACGCCCTGACCGCCCTGCAGGTTGACGATGAAGTAGCGCAGGATGCCCATGTATTTGACCTTCACATCTGCCTGCACATAGCCAAGCGCCGTCCGGCTATCGGGATTATTGCTGGTGTCGCAGATCACAGAATACGGGACAGCGCCGTTTGTGCTGCCCAGCATGCCCTCATCCAGCATGTTCGACAGGAAGCCCGTCAGCGTAGCCTCAATGTTTACGAACAGATCAGTATTAATGGTGTGCCCGATATATGTGCCCATCCCGGTGGCGAACGTTTCGGCCAGATAGTTGGTCAGGCGCGTATAATTGTCGCCGTTGACCGCAGCTGAGGTGGAGCAGTTGATGCCGCCGCGCACGGCCCAATACTCCCCGCCGGGAGCCGGGTAGCAGATCACGTCAATACTCGCGTCAAACAGCGCCGTCAGCTCAGCATCCGAGTAGGACGCCAACGTGCCGGAACTGGTCAGGCCCGCTTTCTGGCTGCCGATGACCCCATAGAGCTGCTTATTCAGCGTGGACTGCTCAGGAGAAAGCCCGGCCAGCTTGCCAGCGGCAAACGCTGCAGGAGAAACCAGCATATTGCCGTTGGTGTCATCATCCCACCATAGCCAGTCACCATGCATGACCTTCATCGCGTAACTGTCATACCGGAAGACGCGGAGACCGGCACAACCTGCCCTTCGGCAGTCATGAGGCGCTGGAAACCGCGAATGTCGTCAACCTGCACGGTGGTCCCATCAGCGCCCAGCGCCGTGGTCACGCGGGTGTTGCCGCCCAGATATCCGCCAACGCCGCCAATAGCACCCCCAAACAGAGCGTTACGGGCCAGACGGTCAAGGGACTGGCGAGCATTGATGCCCAGTACCTGCGCATTCTGCACAAACTGGTTGGCAATACCTACGCCCTCAGTGACCTGGTTGAGGTCCATAGTGTTGCCATACTGCGCAATTTCGAGGGTGTACTGTTCAACTGACCAGTCGCCCGGCGTCAGGCCGTTATCGAAATTGGTGTTGCTGGCCGGGTTCAGCGGTGTTTCGACGGGAGCCAGCAGGCCGCGCCGGGTGTCGGTGATCGTCTGACCGATGCGGGCGGGGAACTCCATGCGATCGGCGATGGAGCGGAAGCCTAGCTTGGATTCAAGGCTGGCTTCAAAAGCACGAGCCAGAAACCCGTTCTGAATGACGGGCTGGAGTGCTGCGGGAAAATCGGCAATCGCCATTTTTTATCTCACTATTTGCGGATTATTACACAGCGCCCGCAGCATCAGCCGCCGAGCGGGACCACATCAGCGGTCGATCAGGAGGTCAGGAATTTCGGGTTAATCCCGAGCTCGCGGGCTTTGGCTGCAGTCTCTTCGGGCGTGGCCTTACGAGCATCAAACGGAACCGGCTTACCCGGATTGGGCGCGTTCGGCGCGGCGGTCGTGCCGGTCGCGGTGCCGGGCTTGGCCGGAACCGTAAACAGATACCCGCGCGCCTCTTTGGCGGCGGCCATCACATCATCCAGCCCTTCAATCTGCCCATCCTCGCCCATTTTTACGGCTGACAGGTCGAGCAGCTTGACGACATCTTCGGGAGCAACGGCGCCCAACCGTGTTGCAGCAGCTTTGGCCTCAGCGCGGATAACGGCTGCATCAGCCTGAGTTTTTGACTGCTCCAGAGCGGATTTTGCTTCGCTCTGCGCAGTCTCGGTCTCCTTCTGCGCCTCGGCCAGCTTGGCTTCAAAATCACCCTTCTGCTGGGCGAGTTGCCCCTTGAACCCATCGCGGGCCTTGATGGCCGAGTCACGCTCAGAGCGGATCGCATCCCCATCTTCGCGGGCACGCTTCAGTTCCTCTCGAACGGAAACCAGATCTGCCCTTGCCCGCTGGAGTTCGCGCACGGTGTTCGGGTCAATGCCAGCATCAGCCGGATTGGTATTTTCTGCCATTTGCTCTCGCAATTTTATAGTTGTTAACCGGCATCAGCCGGGTGCTTCAGGCTGTGACCTGATGCGTTTGTGTGCGCCCCACCGCAGCCGCAGAGCGGTCGCCTTTCGCAAGGTCAGCGTCTCTTTTGCGGACTGCCTGAAGGTTTGCGTTTGCAAGATCCTCCTGCACGCGCACCCATTCCGTTGCCGGATCTGCGCCGCCAATTTTGCTGGCGAACAGGCTGCACGCCGTCTCGTTGGACAGGATTCCTGCATGCACGGCAGTAACGAGACCCTGCGCTAATTGCAGGAGCTCCCCGTTCGTAGGCGGAAAATACGGCGGCCATTCAAGCGCCAGATCTGTGGCGTCCAGCACAACGCTTTTGCTGCCGACTTTCAGGCCGCCATCCAGCGCAATCGAAAAATCGCAGATCATGCGATAGAGCGACAGCAGCGCGCCCTCGCCGTAGCAAAGCCTTAGGCGATCAGCCAACCACACGAGAGACTGGCACATCATCTCCATTGCCCGGCCCGACTGCCCGGAAGAGATTTTGTCAGAGTGCGCCCTGTTGCCGTGCAACTGCTCCAGCACAATCGCCCGCAGCTCTCGCCACTGCTCAAGAACGGAGCTGGCGGCGTCCCCGTTGATCTCCAGCATTTTGGCGTCGCCATCAAGCGGCACAACAATCGCGTTCGCAGCGCCACCCTGCGAGGCGGGAGCCCCGTCGCCACCACTCGGGTCTCCGCTCCCGGCTTTAAGCACCAACCTGGGATCAGAGCTGTATTTCAACCCGCGCCCGGATTGCGAGAGCAGATAATCCCCCTCAATCACGGTCGAGATTGCCCGCTCGAAGGTGCATTCACCGTCAGGATCACGGGCAGGCGGCGAAGGTTGCGGACCCACACGATTGGTACAAACCCAAGGCCGTGCGGCGCTGGCGTCAGATCGGCTGACACGGACGGGCTATGCTCGCTATCAGACACGAGCCACGGCGCATAGACGCGGCACTCCGTCGTCGTCCACTCCCGACGATACCAATACGAAGCGCTGTAATTTTCGGAAGGCACGGCGATGCCCATCGCAGCTACATCCGCGCCAGCAATCTGGTACTGCTGCGTGACGCTCTCCAGCCGACCAGAGGCAGACCAGACCGGCGTCAGGTAGGCGCTCTCCAGCGTGCTTATCTGGATTTCACGATCAACCGCCTCGACCAGCAATGCGACCGAGCCGACAGAGCCCTTGATGGTTGCCTCCATCATCACGGACGGAATATGCGCGTGCGACGTGATGGCGGTCAGGGCGCTTGGCCACCAGCCGTTGAAAGCATTGGCCGGATTGTCTCCGTCCAAGCCTCCTGCTTCACATCTGCCCACTCGTCACCGACAAAGAAATACAGACCCGAGCCGCGTAATGCGTCGTAGTTATCAAGGCCAACAATCCGAATGACATGCCCAGATTTCAGGGTCATGCTGCATTCTGTCTCGTTTGGCCTCTTAGCAAGCCACCTTTCGGGGATTGCCCGCTTCAGACGGTTCCAGAAATTTTTCTTTGCCTGCTTAAATGTCGGACTGCCAAACCAGATTTCATTTTCTGGGTGAACGTCATTTTTGACAGCCATCCGAACTGCGCGGCGAATTTCTTCCTGCGCCAAAAATGTCTTGCCAAACCGACGCCCACAAACCGCGGTACGGAATCTGCTCTCAGGCTTCCAGCCGTGTTCATAGATATTCCACTGAGGGTTTGTAAGTTTTGCTCGCTCACCCTTCCTCAGCACTTTCGCCACGGTCTATCCGCTCCGGGTCTTGGTCGTTTGCCATGTCATCAATCGCATCGTCATCTTTCGGCTCAGGCCTGTCCAAACCAAGATGCCTCGCCAAAGCGGTTAGCGCGGCAATTTTGCTGTGAGATTTGACCTTAATCGTGCGGTCGCCGCTTTCCGTAATTGATTCGCTGATTTCAGAAATGGCGCGGCGCGCGTCTTCGGGGACTTCTGATGTATCAGCCACAGTGACCAATCCATTCACGATGGAGACAACGTCTGTCACGTCCGAAAATCCGATCCGAGCAAATTCGCGCAGAACATTTTCTTTGGTGATTGCGTAGCGCTCCACGATGCGGTCCGTTCGTTTTTTGGCTTTGCGTCTGGCTTCATTAATTACCGGGGTAATTCGGGGGTTCGCAAGAAGCCGCCTCGCTTCTCGGTCTGCGTTCTTGTAACTCGCGGTTTTGCTATATGCCGCGCGATAAGCTTCAACCCCATTTTCACCATTCGACAGGTATTCTTCGGCGAACCGCCTCTGTTTTGGCGTAAGGTTCGCCATGCCATTTTTACCGGGCTACCGATCTCCCAAAAAAGCACTCCCCGCCTTGCCGCTTAACGATTAAGAGCACACGGTTTACCCACCTCATGCTGCGAAAAACCACTGGGACAGCATGGTTAGGGAGAACGGGGATTTTGCATCCGTGCCAGATGCCGAAAGGCGCGCTCCCCAAACTCAATTCAACTCAACAGGCCGCCACTTTTCTTCAAGCGCCCGAATGTCACGCTCTTTGTTGACCATCCGATCAACCCGATCCATACAGGCCGGAGAGACCTCGCCAACAACCTGCAAACCATGGTTGCGAACCGTATGCGGCCAGCACCGAATACGCAGGGAGGTTGTCAGTCCACCCATCAGGCAATCCAACCAATCAAGCGGCAAATCTGCCCGGTGCCACAAATCATCCGGTTGGATAATTTTGCAGACGAGAGCCTTTCCACTCCTCACCTCAACGCACACAGCACGATAACGCGCAAACTGCACGACGTGGCCGCGTTGGAGAGGCATCAGGATTTCCGGATAAAGAAAAAGCCGCTCTGTGGCGGCTTAAGCGTAAGTATGCGATTTTGAGTAATCTTGTATTTTATGCGACATCAAGTCAAGCGCAATCTTCTTCCTCATTGGGAAGGTAGAGCGCTCTGGAGCTGTGGTTTGTGCGCGCTGGGCCGCTGGGTACGCAGACGCCAAGCGACGCAAAACAATCTCTGCCTGATCCTCACACTTCCTGACCTGCTGCCTGGAACACATCTCCGGCCATAGGCTCGCCCCCAACTCTGACATTGAGAACTCACGCACAAGCAAGAAAATCAGCCAGCGATGCTCGTTTTCCGTCAGCATGGACCGCACAAGAGAAATGCGTTCTCCGGCCTTTCCGCGTGCGATGGCAAATGTATGCACATCGCCCTTCACATAGCCTTCCGGGAGCTCTGCATCGATCTCCAGAATGCCAGACTGGGAAAAAACATAATCATGATACCAGCGGTTCGCGATAGTCACGACTGAACCGTCAATGCGGCCAGAACGCTCAAGAGTAGCCAAGATGCTCCGTTTGCGACGAACTGTCTTTTTCCCTTCGACGACACTGTCGTAATCAGGCTTTGCAGCCCGCTCTGGCGTCGGCCCGTTATTGTCAGCAACGCGGATTTCGCGCTGCGCATAAGTGCGCGGCTTTTTCATGGGCTGACCTTATCTACCTTCACTGAAAGTGAGCCAATATCAAAGAAATATTGCCGGATCATATCGGCAGCGCCTGCGGGGCCTATCACCTTGGTTTTCGTCAGAGTTCCGTCAGGTGGTATATGAGTGACGAGATATTGCTGAGTTAGATTTTCTGGCCTGATAGCTGTTTCCATATCACTACACGCCAGACATTTTCTGCTTATTCACCTCAGCATACATCCGCATCGCAGATAGCACAGTCAAAGCACTGGCAACCAAGGTTGCCACCACGCCGCAGCCTAATAGCGCCACTGCCATCTGATTTTTATTGTGCCGCACAACCCGCCTCCACTCTCCGCATTTGCGCCATAAGGTTGCGCGCTGCCCGACGGTCACCCGGCGTCGCTGATCCAAACAGAAAAGCGCCGCTGTCATGCCGCCATTTGACATGCCCGCCATTCGTGATCTGCGCGACCCATCCACGCTTTTTGACGGTTGCAAGGATCTGTTTGACGTGGCGGCTGGGCATGCTCATTTCCTCGCCGCCTCCACCGCCACCTTCTGCGCCTCAGTCAAAGCCACCCCATGCTTTACCTGAGTAGCCGCACAAGCCACCACCCAATTCCGGGGCTTCGCATAGATGCTGGCGTTGTTGGGGTGGCGGCAATCACTGGGATTTTCAGGATTTTGCATCCCAAAATAGAATCACACCTCCCGCAAAAAGTACAGGTTTTTCTGTACTCCCTGCTCTATTCTGGGCATTTTATTCCGGGCCTCTGAACCAGTCATCCTCGAGCGGTAGGATTTCCTCATCCATCAAGCCGGGCTCTGGCTCGTGGATGGGAATCAGATCAGGCACCAAAGCCGGTCGCACTGACTGCTCCGGCCAGTCACTCCACGCCACAACGTCATCTTCCGGCCTGACCTTCGACAGCCGCTCTGTCAGCACAACATGCCGCTTGCCGTAATCGTCCTGCACGACTTCGCACAGACCGAAGTCACCCTCTGACAACTCCGCAATGCTGCCGATAACCGCCTCAGTCGTGCGCCGCCCGCATTCAACCCGGTCTCCGATTTGTAGGCGGTTCACTCGCATTTCTCCCACACTTTGGCCGAGCGATTGTATCGGATTTTCCCGGCGCGCTCGAGCCTGTTCATGGCTGCATTCGCATCTTCATAAATCAGATTTGCGCTTTGCGCGGCCAGCATTCTGGTGCGCCGAAAAGCAGAAGCAAAATCGGGCAATATCCCCGGCAACGCCCCCAACACAATCGCCTCGTCTCGTTTGTTTGCGGTGGTCATCCAACAGCCCTCCATCGTTCAGCTCCATCATCCTGCGGCACGATTTCGGCAAGGCCTTTGCGCTCAAGCGCTTGAAGGATGAGACGCACTCGAGAGGCGCAGATATCGCCCTCTCTCACATACGACTGCGCAGATACAAGGCGAGGAGTAGGGCAGCAGGTGGGCGTAGAGTTCGGCTGGGGCCGGCCAAAACTTGCCTTGCGGGCCTTGGGTTGCCCACGCCTTGCGGGTCTCTGGTGTCCAAACGCCTGCCGGGAAATCCCCGCAGATTTCGCAAATGGCGCGGGTCTTGTTGGCGCTCTCGGTTGCGTCCGCTGGCGGATTGACGACAAGCGCGGTCAGCTTTTTCAGCCAAGCGGCAATCAGCATTTCCGGGGCCGGCCCGTCAGTTTCGGCCAGAGTCACAACGCCACGGGCCTCAGCAACACGCTCCGGGGTCAGGTCTCGGGCAAGCATCGGGACACCCTGCCTCACAGCATCAGCCAGGGCAGCAAGATCGGGTGAAAGGACCGGATGCGCGGCAGCCTGAGCCACGGCATTTTGGCGGATTTTTGCAATGGCGGTCATGTCACACCCCCTCGATGTCGGGCACGCTGGCCCATGTTTCGGCTGCCTGCTGCTGGCGGGATTTCGGTTTCTGCACAGGTTCCCGCTGAATGCCACTGGCGCTGATGGTCCCGGTTCGAATCGCATCGGACACCGGGACGTTGAACCACGCCGGAGCCTTCCCCTTCCCGCTACCCCGGTCGCACCGCTGCTGTACAACCGACAGGATCACCTCACGGGCTGTGGTCAGAGAATGGCCGACAGATCGGGCATCAGCAAGCCACTGTCGAACGATGCCGGTGGGGGCCATGGCGTTGGCTGGGTTGTGCCCGGCGATGGCCAGCACGTCATTGCCGATTTTCATCCAATTTTCAGAGACCCAATCTTCGTCGCGCGGTGCGCTACAGTAAGTAGGTTCTTGACGGTTACTTACGGTTTGTCGGTACGTCGTACCGGTCTGACCGGTACCAGATACCGGTTGGGTGGTATGTGGTACCGGGTAACCGGTATCTAATACCGCGGTATCTCGTACCGGTTGACCGGTATGACGTGCCGGTTGACCGGTACCAGATACCGGTATCTCATTCCCCCCATTGAGGCTCAATTGGTAGGTTTTTGAGCGCGTTCCACTGCTGACACGCACGATAAATCCGCCCTGCTCAAGCTGCTTCAGCGCGTTCCGAACTGCCTTGTCGCATGCCCCGGTCATGTCGGAAATAGTGCGAGCAGACGGCCATGCAATGCCGTCGTCATTGGCGCGCTCAGCCAGCGCCACCAGTACAAATTTCTGGCAGAGGGGGAGCGTCACGGAATAAGCCCAGTCTCTTGCTCTGGCGCTCATTCAAGCCCCTCCAACTGGAGAGCGTCGTGCATGGCGTTCATTGTGTAGGCAATCTCACCGCGCAGCGTATAGACATCTATGCCGCTCTGAATGAGGTGGAAGAACAGGCGCGTCATATCCTGACGCGCCCATTCAAAAGTTTCCTGTTTCGCCTTCACGTCGATGCTGATTGACGGTATAGCTGGCTCAGCCATGACTTGAGGTCCTTTCAAGCATTGGTCAGAAAGCCGCCCGGTGTTGACGCACCGGCGGCCTTCGTCGTTTTAGCAGGTTTGGGTGGGGTTGGGTACTCTGTGCGGGTGGGAAAACTGGTGATTCTCACGGCATTTTCTCCACGTCAGGCAACCAGCCCAAGACTGGTGAGCCGGTATGGCCACGCTCAAAAACAAACCACGCATAGGCGATTGATCCACCCTTGGCCGGAATGTCTGTTCCGCCCGGCGGCATGGAGACGCGCTTGCCGCAAACCCACACACGGGCAAGAGGCGCGCCCTTCCACGATGCACTGCGCTTTTGGCCTTCAAGGAAGGCCAACCGCAGCAGGACGCACACGCGGTCTGTTGTCGTGGTCAGGCAGGAATCAATGAAATCCTGTGCCAACCCATAAGGAGGATTGCTCACAACACTGTCTGGCCGCGCGTCGAACAGGGACTGCGCATATCCCATCACCGGGAACTGGCCGGCAGCCCGGTCCCGAATGTCAGCGCCTTGCGCATGGACGCCATGGGCGCGCAGGCGGGTGACGATGTTCCCGCCCCCGCAGCACGGGTCCAGCACTGCACCTATAAACGGACGCTCTGCTTTCACCAGCGCATCCACGCACCACGCGGGCTCGACATACCAGTCGTCTGCGTGGCGGTCGTATCCTGATGCTCTCATGCCATCACCACGCCCTTCAACGGCACGTCATGCGTCTCCAGAAAATACAGCACGTCCTCAAGAGACCGGCAGACAGACACAGGAATCCCAGCTGCCTTAAGCCGCTTGTGCATGTCGCGCTGGACTTTAGTGACCGAGCCTTTTGGCGTCTTGATCTCAATCAGGAATGTGCGGCCTTGGTAATGGATCTCCATATCTGGGACACCTGGCACACAGCCGCGCATCTTGCGGCGCATGCCCTCGCGCGGCCCCATCTGCCGGTTCTCTGTGCTCCATGCCACAGCGTCGTCCGGCAAAAGGAACTGCAGGGCTTTCCAGATATGGGTGTGCAGACGATCTTCTTCGTGCTGGGCCATGGCTACATCCCCAACGCACGACGGTAAATGTCCAGAAGCGTTTCAGCCTCTTCCACGTCTGCTGGCTCACGCTTACGAATACTGATGATCTGGCGGATAACTTTTACGTTGAACCCGGCACTCTTTGCCTCGGTCATGATATCCTTGATATCGCCAGATAAAGCCTTCCGCTCCTCTTCGAGCCTTTCGGTTCTTTCTATGATCGACCGCAGCCGATCCGCCGCAATGCCGCCTACTGCGGGGTCGTTGTGATCTTTCGGAAAATCAGTCACTGCAGGTCTCCGCTTTGAATTTCGATGCTCTGCGTTTCTGGCGATTGATGGAATTGGAGCAGGCTATGCAGGATTGGGACACGCCCCGGCGTAGCACGGCCAGGCTCACGTCCGACACAAACCCGCAGGCGCAGCGGACTTGGACGTATATGCGCCGATGGCTGCGCCTTTTCCGCTGGGATGCCCCGATGACGGTACGCAACCCGAAAACCTGACCAGCAATACTTTGGACAAGTGCGGCCCGACGCTCATCTAGCGCGCACGGGCGGCACATCAGCGCCTTGCCCTCCCTCAGTTCGTTGCCAAACACTTCATCAACGCGCCCGCAGTCACACCGTACTTTCCAGCGTACTTTGCCGCCGCGAGACGGTGCAGCCGCATACACAACCCGGCTGCCGAACCGCTGGCCGAGTAGATCTTTGATGGCGTTCATCGGTTCATCCCCTTTCGGGCAGGCACGCACATGGGGCGGACGATATATCCAAGCGCGTTGATAATGCTTTCAGGGATTGTCTCGGACGCGCCTGATAACACTTTTGATATCACCGGCTGCGGTATGCCTATTTTGCGAGAGAGGGCGCGCTGACCTCCCTCAAGGTCAACACGATCTGCGAGACGTTGGCGGATTTCATCCACTGGGAATGGGGTCATTTCTTCAACTCCTCCCGCGCGGCCCGTAGGGCGCGTTCCATCTTGTCGGCCCACGTTTCCCAGTCACACCACAGAAACTGGATCCACATCACATGCAGGAATGATGGCTCTCCGCGGTGGTGCTG